GTTGCTCCTGTTGCTCCTGTTGCTCCGGTAGTTCCTGTTGTGCCGGTAGTTCCTGTTGTGCCGGTAGTTCCTGTTGTGCCGGTAGTTCCTGTTGCTCCTGTTGCTCCTGTTGCTCCGGTAGTTCCTGTTGTGCCGGTAGTTCCTGTTGCACCCGTTGCTCCTGTTGTGCCGGTAGTTCCTGTTGTGCCGGTAGTACCTGTTGTGCCGGTAGTTCCTGTTGTGCCAGTAGTTCCTGTTGTGCCAGTAGTACCTGTTGCACCCGTTGCTCCTGTTGTGCCGGTAGTACCTGTTGTGCCAGTAGTACCTGTTGTGCCAGTAGTACCTGTTGTGCCGGTAGTTCCTGTTGCTCCTGTTGCTCCTGTTGTGCCGGTAGTTCCTGTTGCTCCTGTTGTTCCTGTTGTGCCAGTAGTACCTGTTGTACCTGTTGTTCCTGTTGTGCCAGTAGTTCCTGTATATCCTGCATACGGATTATCTATTAATTTTATAAATAGTGGAATTTTAATAACTCGAGTAATATTATTCATAGAAGTAACTGTTGATTGACTCATATTTCCATCATCAAAATTAGATAATTCATTCAGTCGTTTTACATGTCTTTTACCTAACTCATTTAAACATAATGTTTCAGAATCTAAATCAAGTGATAAAGTAATAGTAAATCCTTTTGGGATAAAAAATAAATCTCCATCTAAAAAACCATCACTGATTGAATATATTTTTGAATTTTGGCAATCATCATTTACGCCTCTATTTCCAAAAATGTTTAATTCTTTCGCTGATTGAAATAATTTATTAACACCATTAAATGTAATATTTCCAAATAAATTATCATATGTTCCATATACATTTACGTTTGTTGATTTTATTAAATTATAAAAATCGTTCATTTTTAAATTTCCTCCACTAATATCAAATTGTTGATCTAAAATATAAATTGATGTAAACCCTTCTTCGTAGTTTAAAAAATCATTTACATATTTAATAAATTCTTGATAAATATATTCGAGTTTACCAATTGAGTTTATTTGATCTATTATTTTTATTCCATTAATAAAATCACAAGCGTATATAGAGATTGAATCAACAGGAAAACGATTTGTTATATAATCATATGTGGTAGATATAATGGTATTATTAGAAATATCTTTAATTAGTCCTAATTTTCGATTAAAAGCAGCAACGTCAAATAAAATCTGAATAGAGTCTGTAACATTATATTTACCAATATTTTGAATTGGATTAAATCTAACAGTTTGTAATTCCTCTTCTATAGAGAATCCACCGCTACCTGTAATTGCGGACTGTAGTCCACTGTATATATGTTTCTTATTAATTGAATGTGAAAAATTAAATGGTATTGTTCGAATCATATATTATATATATTTTTTATAATAAAGCATACATAATTTATATAAAAATTCTCCATATAAATTATATAAAATGCCATATTCTATGCGTAAAGTTCATAAAAAACCTTGTTATAGTGTAAAAAATCGTAAAACGAAACGAGTATTCTCTAAATGCACCACAAAAGAAAATGCAAAGAAACAAATACGATTACTTCGCGCGATAAAATATAATAAAAATTTTATACCTAGGAATAGGACGCAATAATATTCTAAAATACCGATTTATTTTGAGTGACTTTTTTAGGAACACATGAACCTTGAGATCTACACCGGTTTAAGGCTTGTCTAGCAGTATTATTATCTTTTACATTTGTAAAAGATATTGGTTCTTCATTTGAGAGAAAATTACCAGTTGTATTAATACGTCGATTTGTAATGATTTGCGATGCATCACGACATCCACCTATCCATTTTTTCTGTTGAAACGTCTTTGTACCTTCAATAGAAACCATATTATTAGATAATCCTAAAGTTCTACGTTGAATGATATTCGCAGACTGCTCTTTTACTGAAAAATCGTGTTTTGGAATATACGTTCTGAAAAATCGGCGTCGATTTAGACTAAATCCGGCAGTATTATCCGTAGTAAGGTCTTTCATTGGCATTGCAAAATGACCAGATTGAATACCATTGTTTAATTCGGTTAAAATAGGTTCTTGTATACGCGACATTTATACTATATCTATATTTTACTGTGAAAAAATATAGAAATCTAGCTATTTATATAGTTAACGTATATTCTCTCAAAATGATGGAACCAAGTCTTGAACAAAATGTTATTATTGAACATATAAAAGTTGGAAAAAACGTAATTGTAGACGCTTGTGCCGGTTCTGGAAAGTCTACGACCATTTTATCATGTGCTAAACAGATGCCGAATCACCGATTTCTACAATTGACGTATAATTCGATGTTACGGATGGAAATTACAGAGAAAATAAAGGAATATGGTCTTAAAAATATAATTGTACATACGTATCATAGTTTGGCAGTATCGAAATATACGAATTCTGCGAAAACAGATGCTGGAATTCGAGAGATTTTATATGAAAATATGAAACCAAATTCTTCTATTAAACCTTATGATATAATTGTTTTAGACGAGACACAAGATATGACGTATTTATATTTTCAATTTATAGTGAAATTCTCTCGAGATATGGGAGTACCTTTCCAATTCCTCATTCTAGGAGACTATATGCAAGGCCTATATGAGTTTAAAGGTGCAGATATTCGTTTTTTAACAATGGCGGATGAAATTTGGTCAATGTTCTCTCTACTAAAATCGAGAGAATTTGAAAAATGTTCTCTTAAAACATCTTACCGAATCACGAATCAGATGGCAGAGTTTTTAAACGAAGTTATGTTAGGCGAAGAACGTATAAACGCATGTAAAGATGGTTCACCGGTAATGTATATACGTAATACTGCGGATGCTTTACAGCGAATCGCTAGCTTTCATATTATAGAACTAATAAAATCAGGAGTAAAACCAGACGAGATTTTCATTCTAGGAGGATCGGTGAAAGGTGTAAACTCTCAAATACGTAGAATTGAAAATGCGTTAGTAGAAGCAGGTATTCCTTGCCATGTTCCTATGTTAGAAACGGAAACGATTGACGAAAAGGTAATTACGGGGAAGGTCGTTTTCTCAACATTTCATTCAGTAAAAGGGAGACAGCGAGGATATGTATTTGTGGTCGGATTCGATCAATCCTATTTTAGAAATTATGCTCGAACTATAACTCACGATGAATGCCCAAATACTCTTTATGTTGGTTGTACGCGGGCTACGAAACAATTATTTCTTTTAGAACGGGGAGATGATTGTCCAACTGCTAGACCCCTTCATTTTTTACGTTTATCTCATACCGAGATGAAGACGAAGCCGTATATTCATTTCAAAGGACTTGCACGAAGTGTATTTTATGATAAAGAGGTAAAGGATGGAGACGAAATAATAACACATAATGTAACTCCTACAGATTTAATAAAATTTATAGCAGAATCGGTATTAGAAGAAATCTCTCCATTACTTGATAAAGTGTTTTTGAGAGAATCAGATGAAAATCTAGAATTTCTGGATATTCCTACAATGATTCAAACGACGCGAGGATTCTACGAGGATGTAAGTGATATAAATGGTATCGCAATACCCTCTATCTATTATGATTATTTGAGAGAACAATGGACTGAGGAGGAAGATGATCATGATGAGTCAAATAATATCTTGTATGATATGATTCGAGAGACGATGAGTAGTACGAAATCTCACGAATATCGATATTTAAAGGGAATTCTAGAGACGATTGATAAAGAAATTACTTCAGTAAGCGATTATCTATATTTATCGAACGTATATTTAGCTACTCAAGAAAAATTATATTATAAGTTACGACAAATTGAGAGAAATGAATATAATTGGTTAAAACCCGATATTCTCTCGAAATGTAAAATCAGATTATTAGATGTTTTAGAAAAAGAGTGTGGACAATCGAAACCCGTAATAGAAGAGACTATCATTCAACAAACGAATGAAGAATCTCATATCGCTATAGACCGTATTTTAGATAGACATTTTCCGAGAGAAAAGTTCCGATTTACTGCGCGAATAGACTTGGGAACAGAGAATACGATTTGGGAATTAAAATGTACCACGTCTATTACACAAGACCATTTATTACAAGTTATTATTTATTGCTGGATATGGAGAACGGTTTATCCAGACGCAGAACAAGAATTCCGTATATTTAATATAAAATCGGGAGAGATTCTACGTTTAGATACAAATAAAGAAACGTTAGATCATATTATATTATTATTATTGAAAGGAAAATATGGCAAAGAAATAGTGAAGGAAGATACGGATTTTTTGAGAGATTGTATATTTATTATATAAAATTGAAATAAAGATTTTTAATATCTAAAAAACTAAACATCTAATCGCATAATGAAAACTCGTAGTCAAACAAAACATGTCACTATTATGGTTCCTACTCCACCTACTCCAGATAAAATGATTATCCCACATAAAAAAATATCAGAAAAACCAACATATGTCGTAAATATTGATTTTGACGAGGCGTCTGAAGCTTGGAACGCAAATAAGAAACGTATGCCAAACTCAACGTATAAGTATATTTGCTTAGGAATAACGAAGAGTGGAAATGCGTGTAATCGTACGCCGATAACTCATACAAATTATTGTTCGTGTCACTAAAAATAAAATATAATAATATTTAAATGAGAAATACAAAAAAAGGAGGATTATTATTAAAATATAAAGAAAAACCTGATTTTTTATTTGACGAGTTTATAGGAAATGCTAAAAAAATAGAATATATTTCAGATGGAGCAAATGGGATTATATATAAAGTAACTGTTCCAGTAGGATATACGTCTGGGTATAGCCATATTACTCCACAAAAGTTTGGTGAAAATGTAAAAGAAATCGCATTAAAACTTTGTATTTTAAAGTCGAATGACATATCATCATTTAAGAATGAGGTCAATATACAAACCGATGTGTTTCAAAAAACAATTCACCGTGCAGAACCGATTTGCCCAGCTATACTTTTTTCTACTATTTTGAGAGAAGGTAAAAAACGTGAATTTATTCAACGGCTAAGTAAAACGGACACGTCCTTTAAAAAACATAATTTACCATACGAACATGCTGAAATAACATTTGATGAGTTAGTAAATAATCAAAGTATAAGTATAGGAATTATTGCAATGGAATTTGAAAGTGGATACGAGAGATTATTTGATTTTGTCAATTCGAGTAAGATTTCGAGAGAAAGGAAGATAGAGTATATAAATTATGGATTATTTATCGTATTGAAATTAGCGATTGATACAGGATATTCACAGGCGGACTTTCATACTGCAAATATAATGATTCACCCAACGATGGATTTTTTTAAAAAAAAAAGTGGTCGACCTGTAATATTAGATTTTGGATATGCTAGAAAAATACCAACATCATCTATGTCAAAGATACGAAGTTTAGTTAAATCAGGAGATTACATTAGTGCGTTAAAATGGATTTGTAGTGTAAAACGGTCAGATGACAGTATATTAGTAAATCCCGCTTGGAGTTCTTTCTATGGTTGGGTCTGTCGAGACTGGGATTTATTAAAGAATAAATCGAATCCTAAATCCGTAGGTAAATCAAAGATAAATGTAGGAGAGACGGAAACATATATTATACCTAAAAAAATTGCTTATTCAACTAATTCTCAGTTAAATGTTTTATTTAAATCGAGAGAAAGATATGTTAAAGAATTAGTCGATAGATTTAATGAATTAAATCGCAAATATCCTACGGTTTATCCTAGTTTACCGCTCTCTCACAAAATCATACGATCTAGATCATTCTTAGGATTAGCTGGGGGTGGGAAGAAAAAGAATCGCACTTTAAAAAAATCAAAACAAAACATTTCAAATGAAAATTAATTCGTTATTTCGAGAGAATCATTGTAAATTCTCTCGAAATCAATAAAAATAAATGAATAAAGAAAAGAAAATCTGAATCATATTGAAGCTCGTTGCTTCCGAAGACAACCGCGAGTATGAGCCGCGAGAGCTTTCAAATTATGAGCCGAGTATTTTTTACATAATCCGCAAATCAATGAATGTTTTTGAACTACAGTACAACATTTTTCGGTTAAATACGAATTTAATGAAGGAAATGCAAAGGTTTCGATCTGCGCGATGATTTTTTTATTAGTTTCTTTAATAGATGAGATAAGTTCCGTCTTTCGAACGAGATATAATTGATATTCGCCATTGATCGTATCTAATAGTTCTTTTGGAATTGTAAAATCGTCTCCATTTTTACGCGATAAATCTCGTATCTTAGAATGTAGATTATCGATGATATCTATCGCACTCATAATAATACTTTGAGAGTAGTTTACATTATGAATATAGATGATAATATTATCGTTTTTAATATCAATCTGAAAATGGGTTTTGTTCGAGATACCCGAATTCTGGGACAACATAATTCCGCAACATTTCTCTTTCTCGATTAAATCGGTAAATTCGGTGATTTGATCAAGAGCAATATTTGAATCAATATCCATATTTTTTAGAAGAATTGTTGATTGTTTTAATCGTTTCAATATATAAATATCGTTTGAACCCATTTTCATTTGAATATCTGCGGCAGGACATATTTTGGATAATATCGAAGTAAAGTTATTCTGGGATTGTTGTTCGGTCTTATCGAAGAAATTGGTGGATACCATATTTGTAGGAGAGAATGATCGTAATTCACTTGGGGAAAGTTTATCAATAATATTAATAAAATATAGATTGATTTCATCGATGTTAATATTGGGATGCGAATTATAAAAATTGATTATCTTGGAATTAGTAATTTCAATTGGTTTTATGTCACTAGATGAGCGTATTGGTCTGAAGGACATGTTGGTGTCTGTAGTGAGGGTAGACATTTATATATAATCTATAAATATACTATTTATATTATTTAAACTGAAATTACTAAATACATTTTCATTTTGCTTCAAGTACGGTCACAAATTATACAGAATTTTTACAAATATAATCAATAATTACAAATTCTACATTTGTAATTGCAAAATGAATGGCGTTCAGTTTTATTATTTTACTGTATATGTAGTGGTCCTGGATTAGAACGAATGATTATAATTTATAATTGTAAATGTTCTATTACAATAATAATACAACCTAACATAATTCTATTACGATACACAGTAACGTTTATTTAGGAAGATTCTCAAAAATTATTTTCTGGTATAATATTATAAATGTCGACTTCGACGCCATTTGTTCCTCCTTATTCTACGCCCATTTATCCTTATGGTGGTTATACGTCTTCCGATCCTGCTGTCTTATCTGCTATTAACGCAACTGACCGCAATCTAACATCTGAGATTAATTTATCAAGCAAAGATATTGTCAAGGATATCACCCAGTCATCTCTCGGATTACGCGATGCGATTGAACGCGGTAACACACTAAATTCAAACACAACTGAACGTACTGCTGGTATTACACAGACCGCACTTGAACGAATTTCCGCGGAAAACCGTATGACAACCCTTACTGCCGATGCTGCTTCAAGACAGTTTGCGGCTGATACCGCTCGCGATGTTATGCGTGCTGTAGACCATAATGGTTATAATAATGTCGCTACTACCGAACGAAATGGAAGTCAGTTAGGTATAGCCGTTGAACGTACTGCGGGTAATACATTATCTGCGGTTGAGCGTGTTGCTGCCGAAAACCGTATGACAACCGTCGTCGCGGATGCTGCTTCAAGACAGTTTAATGCGGATATTGCCCGTGATGTTATAAAAGCCGTTGATTATAATGGCGCAAACGCAGTTACAAGTACTGAAAGAAATTCCGGACAATTAAGTACCGCAATTGAACGTAATGGTGGTAATACATTGGCTTCCATTGAGCGTAACGCAGGAGAAAACCGTATGACAACCGTCGTCGCGGATGCTGCTTCTAGACAAGCAAGTAATGATTTGGCTCGCGATATTACATCATCTGTCGAGAGAAATGGAACCGCGAATTCTCTTGCTACGGCAAATTCTTATAGTGGAGTTTTACAGTCAGTTGAGAGAAATTCTGGTGAGACTCGTCAACTAATGGGTGCGTTTGATTCAAATACACAAACTCGTCTTGCGGATGTTCGCCGTGATATTACAGGTCAAGTAACAGAAAACTCAGGGCGAGTATTAACTTCGGTTGAAAAGAATGGGGCTGATATTCGTAATGAAGTTTCGAATGCTGCTTGGGAATCCAGAACAGGTATCGTTAGTGGATTCAGTAATGTAGCATTACAACAGGCTAAAAATTATGCTGACCTTCAATTAGAGGCACAAAAGGCTCTTTATGAAAACTCTAAAAATACAAATCATTTAGAAGGACTCGTTAGCTCACAACACGCTGGTCTCCAACTAGAGGCACAGAAGGCTCTTTATGAAAATACACAAATGAACGGACATTTAATGAATAAAGTAGATAACCAGTTTGCTGGTCTCCAGCTAGAACAACAGAAGTCTCTTTATGAAAACACCAAAAATACTGGTCTTCTAATGGGTAAAGTTGATAACCAGTATGCTGGTC